TTCAAATGCTGTCTTAAATGTGGCCTTCTCGTCGTCGGATAGGAACTCCAAGTGCTGTACAGAGCCTTCATTCTCAAGAATACTTTGCCATACCTTCTTGGTGTTTTGCCCCTTCTCATCTAAAAGTTTCTCCAAGTACGGATTGCGAACAGTATGACTACCGGCACGAGTACGATGCACAAAGCAATTGCTAATACGTGGTTCAATGCTAGCAGAGCACCCGCATAGGATGCTAGAATTAGCGTTAGGAGCAACAGCCAACAGATGCATATTTCTAACACCATAACCCACTCCATCAGGACATTCGCCACGCTCCACAGCGAGCGAGTAGGTGGCCTCAACAGACTGGGCTTTGATGTCTTTGAAGATTGCATAGTTCTCACTCGCCGCTTGCCATGACTCCCATGCTATGCCTTTGCTTTGTAGGTATCCGTGGAACCCCATTGCTCCAAGGCCGATTGAGCGTTCTCGATAAGCTGAGTAGACAGCTTTTGATAGTTCTTCTGGTGCGTTGTCAATAAAGAATTGAAGGACGTTGTCCAAGAATCGGATAAGGTCTGCAACCATTCCGCTTGACTTCCAGTCGTCGTATCGCTCAAGGTTGACTGAGGAGAGGCAACAGACTGCTGTGCGTTCTTCACTTGTTGCGAGATGGATTTCATTGCAGAGGTTACTGCCATTAATTGACAATCCAAGTTTTCTCTGAGCTTCCGGTAAGCCTCGTCTGGCTGTGTCGATAAAGTTAAGGTAAGGACTGCCAGTTCTGAAGCGAGCTTCAAGGATTCGTTGCCACAGCTTACGAGCTTTGACTGTATCTCTAACAATTCCTGTACTTGGGTCGATAAGGTTCCATTCTGTGTCATTGATTACACTCTCCATAAATTCATCTGTGAGATTCACAGCATTAAATAAATTAAAACACTTGCGATTGATGTCACCACCAGTCGCTACTTTAAAGTTGACAAATTCTTCAATATCTGGATGACTGACATCCATGTATGCGGCATAACTTCCCTTCCGTGTCTTCCCTTGTTTGTACGCTGTCATTTGAGCGTCCACCACTTTCATGAATGGGATGGGGCCGGGTGCTTTGTCGCTAATACCTCTCACGTCTGACCAGTGACCGCCCACACCGCCGCCCTTTACGGAAAGCCATGCTACTTCAGCGTTATGCTCAATAAGGCTATCAAGATTGTCCCCCACGTAAGTAAGGAAACAACTAATAGGCAAGCCCCGATTGTCTCTGCCATGTTCAGGTGCGTTCGACAACACAGGTGACGCAAACATAAACCAACCTTTACTAGCATAGTCGTAAATACGTTGTGCAAAATCGAGGTCACCATCGCAGTAAGCCACTGAAGCACGTGCAAAGGCTTGCTGAGGACTTTCTTCATGCTCAAGCATATAGTAGTCATGCATGAGCTTAATTGCTTGATCACTAAGTCTAAAGTCTCTTTCATAATCAATCGTTATCCCAAGATATTGTGTCATCAAAGTCTATCTCCAGTACATCAAATTTTTCTTCTATTTTATCAAGAAATCGGTCAACAAGTTCTTCTGATGAAATCTCAAGGATCTCCATGAGCGTGACCTCTTCTACCTTTTTTAGCTTTTCTGTTAGGTCATGTAACGTCATACCGAACCTACTATTTTACACTATTTCTAACAGTTTGTCAAGGTAATGAGAGGCTTTTTGTAAATCTTCTTTGCCTCCTTTTTCTTGATATCTGGATATGTATTTGATTATATTGCCTAAAATAAACCCTTCAAATTGATCTTTAGTCATTACAGCTTGCATATATTCCCAAGGTTGAATATCTTGCCTTGTGTAATGATCCCCTCCGACTTGCTTACTATTTGCTGTCATTTGCACCTCTTAACTAATTCCATGAAATGATCAAAGTCTACAACTGCAAGTGGTTTTGATCTATTCTGTTTGATAACCACTAAAGGCTCAGAAGAACCTGCATTTGTTTGACTCTGTTCATAATAATTGAATACTGCGATCTTTGCAAGATTCTTACACTCCACAGAATATGGAAATAGTTTTCTTGCCGCAGGACTTAACTGTACATCTTCTCCACCTGCACCCATTGAAGTGCTACGAACGTCATCTGGTTCAAGAGAAGGGAAAGCACTCAGGATATTATCACGAACAGCTTGCTGTAGTCTCCTTCCTTTGGCTTTTGCTGATTGCGGTGAAATCCCGGTGCTTTTGGTGGCCCCTCTTTTGCTCCTTTTTACGGTCTTTGTAGACCTTGGTTTTGTTGAACTTGCCACTGTGTTTAGCTACCAAGTTCCGGTGGTTGAAAGAAGTCATCACGAGTCCTTAACATATACAGTAAGTGTCCATTTTCTAATGCCCGGTCTTCACCAAGCTTCTCTACAATGATACCCCACATTTCTGCTTCTGTCTTATCTCTCAATAACTTATCCGCTTTTGCTTCTCCAATTCCTTTAACACCTTTGATATTATCGACAACATCTCCTGTTAAAAATTGTTTATAAAAGTTGAGAAGCCCCTCATCTTTATCTACAAAGTATTTGGTTTTCTTGACAAAATTATAATGCCATCCTTCAACTTGATTTAAATCTTTGTCAAGCGTTACAATGATGCTTTCATCTCCAAGTTCTGTAGCACGTATGGCAAGCATATCATCTGCTTCAATTCCCTCATTGATTGTAGCACCCCAAGAAAGACTTAAATATTCTCTTAGTAAATGATAATGAACAGGCTTCTCAGATGTACGATTGCCCTTGTAAGGCACAGTCACTGCATACTGGTTTCGGAAGTTGTTTTTCCCTGTGAGATGCAGTTCCCATGTCTGAACTTCAGGCAGGTCAAAGAGGAGTAAATCCTCTAAGAACCCTGCCATAGTCCTGATGGCAACACTCTCAGCTTCCTCATTTGTGGCAAAGCCGATGCGGTAGTTGAGGATGTCGGCATCAATTAGGGCGTGACACATTATAAAACTTCGTCGTCATCGTCCATTTGTTCCGTGACTGGATCACCTTCATAGGCTACCAATTCATCGACAACAAGCTTTTTAAGTGAAGGTGAAGTACCTTCCTTGTTCTTAAAAGTCCAACTATAGGTTCCGATCATAGCCACAGCTTTGGAACCATTGCCGATTGAAATGCCTTCAATGACATCACCGTCACGATCATAAGCACGGATAGGATTAGTAGACTTACAGGTAATGAAGTACCCTTTGTCTTCTTTCTGACGGACAGTAACGCCCATGCCTTCTAGCGCACCGACTGCACTATCAGAAAGATTGCACAGGTCAACCTGATATTTACCAGACATATCATTAGGCTTATCTAAGTATGCCCACATGACATCTGCTTTGACCTTAATGCGTTGAGTGTTTTCCATACCATTCTCCTCTGTTGGTGGTATACTAATATTATAACACACTTTTAATGTGTGTCAAACCAATTTTTACCTATTTTTGCTTCTGCGTCTACTGGGCATCGAAAGCCCAAGGCAGTCCCTGCATCTCTAGCGGCTTGCACCATGATTGATGCAACCTCTTGACCATGTTTCTCCTCTGTTTCAATCTGTATTTCGTCATGCACAAAGGCAACCTGCTTAACAGATATTTGTTGTTTCTTAAACGTTTTGTGTGCCTCCACGCACCACTGTTTAGCAATGATAGCCCCACATCCCTGCAGTAAAGAATTAAGTGCGGCATGTTCAGAGCGCACAAGTATTCTTCTCCCATCCAGACCGGGTACGTATCCTTTTTCCGCCAGTTTCTTAACTTTCTCCATAAGTCTTGATAACGCAGGGGTGTTAGCATAAAACCTCGACAAGATTTCCTGCCCATCTTTCGCACTGCCTCCCACAATACTTCCGATTTTGGAAGCTCCTGCTCCATATAGTGTCGCATATATAAGCGTTTTCGCTTGCGGTCTGGTAATACCTGCGGCATCAGCGTTCTTCTGATGTATGTCACCATTAAGTAACTCCTCTGTCCACTCTTCGTCTTGCATATAATGCGCTAGGCATCTTAATTCGATCCCGCTTAAGTCTGTCCCTACTAATACATTGCCTTCGTCAACAGTCCAAAGTGATCTGATTTCTTCCCCATACGGTTTATTCACTGAAGGGACCTGTCCCATATTAGGATTACGATGCGTCATACGCCCGGTAACAGCTCCATTGGTTATAATACCTCCATGTACTCTACTATCATCTGTTACGTGCTTCAACCATGAGTCGATCATAGCAACACGTTTCTGTAGCATTAGGTATTCTGCAATCAATTGTGCTTCTGGGATATTAATATTCTCTAAAGTCGATTCATCAACAATAGGTTGTCCTTTCTCAGTAAGCTTTGTCGGCTTCCATCCAAGGGCAGACAGTCGTTCGCCAATCTGTTTGCGTGATGCAAGATTGAACACTGTCACCTTATCCTTCAGTTGCTTTCCTGTCTTCTCAGACCAACGCTCCTCAACAATCGGCGGAAACACTGACTGCACTTGATCTTCAATAATGCCCATTCGATCTGATAGTTTAGCCTTAAGCAACATAGATGAAGGTATATCCAATTTAAAGCCATCTCTTTCCTGCTGTCTGCAAATGATTGCGATTTCGTGTTCCAATAATATACTCTGTGACGGATCTTTCCACTGCTTAAGCTCTGCCATAAGGTGCTTGTAAAGGTCACAAGTAAGCTTAACGTCCTGAATACAATACTCTTGCATTTCTTCAGACCATCCACTATCGAAGTCTTCAAAAGAAAAATCAATCTTCGCATTATTAAGCCTCTGACCCCAAGCTTTCAAGCTGTGGCCTTTTTCTAGTTGTGGATTCAAAAGTCTTGAAAGAATTAATGTGTCTACCGCTTTCGATTTCTGAATCCCAATGTTCCAAACTTTCCGCAACACTGGTGCATCGAAACCAATTAAGTTGTGACCGATGATTTGATCGTATTCCTTT